ATATCTTATATTCTGTCTGATTCGCCCCGGCATTAAAAAGCCAGTAAAATAAATGAATAGCAGGTAACTAATAAAACTAATTAGCGTTTTACTCGTTGTGTCTAATTGATAACTATAAATCAAAATTAGACATAGCTTTATCTCGTTGATCTTGTCTAATCCCAATGTACCTCAGCGTAATTGCAGGAGATGAATGATTAAATAGATCCATGAGCATTGCCACGTCTTTAGTCTTTTTGTAGTAATGATAGCCAAATGTTTTTCTCATCGAGTGGGTGCCAATGTTTTCAATCCCACACTCGATAGCTGCGGTCTTCAATATCCAATCGACTGTCCGCCTGTCCAGTGGTTTGTTTTTTCCGATGCGACTTTGAAACAGATAATGATGCAGTGGCATATCTTTGATGTACTCTCTGACTTCTTTCTTCAGAGTCTTTGTCATCTTGAGCTGTTTCCTTTTTCCGGTCTTCTGCTCTTTTATTTTGATATACCAACCTTGCACATCTTTTACTCGTATTCGCAGTATGTCGCCTACACGCAATCCGGAATTTATGCCAAATAAAAAGAGTAAGTAGTTCCGCTCATTCCATTCTCGCAGATATTCCTTCATTGCTTGGATATCGTCTTTGTCACGAATAGGATCCACAATGTTCACAGTGTCACCTCCTTTCACGTTAAAATAAAAAAGCCAGCATTGCTGACTTACACCTTATTGAGAATACAGGATTCGAACCTGTGTCCCTGGATTAAAAATCCAGTGCTCTTGTCCAAATTAAGCTAATCCTCAACCAATTTTCTATAAGGAGACCTCTCTTCGGTTTTACCCGATGATATAATTTTACCACCTTATTTTTAAATTTTTTCCACACTTTCGACTGTATTTTTAACTTTTTTCCAAATTAATATTAATCTTAGTGTTCACAGAAAGTTCATAGATTTTCTTTTCTAGTCCGCTAAAGAACGGCTCGATCACTTCTTTGTAAGCAAGTGATTTACTACAATGTAAGTATTTGATTGATGCTCCTTCCACAGTTAGAGTTCCATCAATGTATACTTCTTTGATTGCAGCCCATTGTTTTTCTGGTGTTAGAATTTTGATAGTGCTGATTGCCTCTCGAAGTAATTCGAGACGATGTAGTTCTGGATCCGATTCTTTTTTGATAATATCGGACAGGGCTTTCGGTGTCATTACCTTATTACTTTTGATCCCTGTATTTGGATCGGTTGGTTTCCAAGGCGCTTCGATTTCTTCGATTCGTTCCTTGATTTCTTTTTCAAACGGATACTGTTGCAAAGCCAAAATTAAATACCCAAACCGACTTCTTAGATTCATTTACTATCCTCCCTGCAGTATACTTCTATAATTCCATTCAATCCTAAACTTTCACGATAAGCAAGTGCCTCGGATCTAGCATGGAATTCTTTCTCTGTATACTTTTCTGAATGTTTAGGATCGCTCCAACTTGAGCGTCCATGGTATTTCCTAACAACATATACCCTCATTTATTGTCCTCCACATCGATGATATGATCAATAATACGCTTTAAATCTCTTATATTGTCAAATGGCAGCACTGCATCGTGCAGATCTTCAAAGTATGAATCTGTTTCAAAAAACTCTTCCCCAAGTATAGCTATCTCTAGCTTGCCATTTATTTGGGTAATAGATAGAATTCTATTCGCTCGCATTGGTATATGTACATTATCCAAACTCATCATTTCTCCTTTCTGTTTTTAAACGCTATCACACTGGCCCAGATCAAACCAGAGAGCCAGACTAGGCCGAATAATAAATAGACAAAGTTTTGTAGGCCCATGTTAATTCCGATCTATTTGTTATACAGTGTTACGTTGCTTGAGTGAGTGTAATATACCTCGCCATTTTCAAAAGTCACACGAATACTATCTTGTTCGTCATATTTCGCCCATTGCTTCACTTCACCTTCGACAATTCGTCCGTCAGCTAGTCTGATTTTTGCGTATTTGAAAGTAAAAGTTGTTCCAAGAATATCTTTATTTCCACACCCTGATAGTGTTATAAAAGACAAACAAACAAAAACTGTGATCAATAATTTTTTTATCATATTTCTACCTCTTCCTTTTATGCTTCATTCAAATACTGGTTAAATACATCTTCGTCAAGAACTCCATTCTCAATTAAATTCTCAACTGCGATTTCAATTTTAATCAAACGATTTAATTCTTTATTTGGCAATGAAGCCATAATAATTTCTTCCATCACTCCACCTCCTCAATCTCAANCGACTGTGTAGCCATTGATCCAAGCGGCAGCAAGCGTTTCTTGATTACGTTCGTGATAAACCCATCTCCGAAGTTCTTCATCTTCTTCGTCTTCTATACACTTAAATAAATCTTGAAAATCCCAATCATTCTCTATGGCATATTTAATATAATCCGCCACAAACTGCGGTACTACCGTCTTCTGCGGTTCGTCTAGTTGTTCAANTCCTTCACAATCAAACACCCAGCCGAAGCCGGCGTCTTCTAATTGTTTACGGGTATGAGTCATACGAAATTTTTTATCTTTTTTTAATTCTGTTAAACACCAAGCATTAAGATGTTTAATACAGTTAAAGTAATTATAATTTTCATCAACACCTTTTAGCCTTACATAATACCGCTTCTCTTCCT